AAACGAGAAGAATAATTTTGCGGTGAAAATATATTTTAATCTTCTCGTTTAAATTAGAAAACAACAATATTTGAATATTGTTGCTTTCTATGTATACGAGGTTTTTAGTGAATATTCATTCACTAATTTATAGTATATCACTAATTCCATGTGAAATATGTGAAAAATTATTGTTTTATAATATTTACTATTTCACATTGTTGATAATATCTATTTTTATATTTCAATTGCAACTGTTTCTTAGTCTTTTTTAATTCATCTTTTAAAACTGATCTATACTCGTTAAATATTAATTTATTTTTGTTATTATAGAACGTAGCAGCCAATTCAATATTATTTTTTATATTTCTTCTATCAAGTCTTATTTTTTTTAATTGTTTAACCAATCTATAACTTTGAAAAGCATTTATTTTGTTATTTTCAATATAATGTAATAAATCTTGTGTCTTTTGATCTTCTAAACTCAATAAATTAGATAACGAATTACAATATTTGTCTATATCGTCTAATGCAATTAACACATTTTCTATTTCTTTGTCTAAGTCCATAATTTATCATCTCCTATTATTTTTTTACCCATTCATTTCTGTTCAGTTCCGTTCACTATTTCTTTATATTTTCGCAAAACATATTCAATATAATGTGCAATATTACGTGCATAGTAACGTACATCAAGAAGTTCATCTTCTAAAAACTTTGTAAACTCTTTTTGTTGAGTTAATAAATCTTCAATTTGTTCTTTTAATCTTTTATTTTCTTCATTTACTTTATTGAGTTCTCTTTTTAACTCTCTAATTTTATGTAATGATTTTTCAGCATCTTCTTGGACATTTAATAAAATATCAATTTCTTTTTCAACACTATATAATTTATTAATTAAATCTACATAAGAAATATAATTATTGTGGCTATTTTGTGGTATTTCTGGTGTACATAAATATAGCTTTTCTTTTAATTCTTGATTTTCTTTCTTTAGTTTATAATTTTCTTTTAATAAAATTTGTATTGTATTTGTATCTATTTGATTTAAATCAGCTTCATTAGATCTTAATGTTTTACTTTCAGGTTCATAATAATTATCTATTT